ATGAGTGACAGCTGTCTCGTGTGCGCTTGGTCCGCCATGCAGTCAAGGGTCATCGGGACAAGCTTCAACCCAGACTTCTTGGCGACCGACTCAATCGACGTCACGCCCATGTCGCGCTCGGCGAGGCGCCTGAGAGTGTCATTGAGACAGACCGGCTCGTTGGCCTTGGCGGCAGCCACGAACTCCTTGAATCCATTCACGACGTCTTCGTAATCGACGTTGTAGCGAAGTGCGAAGAACTCGCGCCGGGTGGCGAGCGTGGTCTCGACAATGTGCTCGGAATTGGAATAGTTGTAGCTGGCGAGACGTGCCCACGCCTTAGCTCGAGCCGAAACAGGCTTCATGGTGGTGGCCAAAAGCTTGAGCTGCGCCACAACTTCCGGAAAAGCGCTCAGTTCCCTGATAGCCGCATCGACCTTGGCCGGAATGATCTCGGCCACTGGGATGGTTGGCATCACCGTGTAAGACAGTTTCGAAATGATCCGGCCGATCTTGAGAATGAGCTCAGGGCCGGTTGTCGACCTGATCCACACTCGCGCGCAGAAGTCACCATAGGGGTCAGCCATCAAGCGTTGCTCAGCTTCAACGGTGTAAACGAAGCCAAGCCTAGTCGCTTCCCTGATAAAAGACGAGTCGAGCTTCCGTGAGAACATCAGCGCCACTAGCTGGATGGCAAAATTGCCCAAACCGTTGCGAAAAGTCGTGTCGCTCTCTCCTGAAGCGTTGTTCCTGTTGATTGCCACCGACACACCCTGACCCCAAGACATCTTGCGGAATACGAGATGGTGCATCGCGTCAGCCAAGTAACTAGGCAAGCCCATGATGCGGTAGGCGCCGATGATGATATGATGATACTCCATCCTGAAATGCGCATCCCACCGTTCACCATCCACGTAATGACAAACCCCGTGTTTTGTGAACATGCCATCATCCCCATTGACAATCACACAGTCTAAGCCGTTCTCTTCCATCAACGCACGACACATAGCAGACATCTGTTTGGGCGACAACCCGCTCGCAAATCTGACATTGATCCCAAATAGACGAGCCGAATGGTCGCTCAACACGCGCTTGACGTTAGCCTCCATAGCCAGAATGTACGGAATCATGACGGACTGCAACGGTAACCATCTAGGACAGATCGTGCGCGGGTCCGCAGGCGCCTTGGAAAAACGCTCATCACCATCCACGACAATCACATCCGGCCGTGCCACATTGAGTTCATGCTTGAGAAAGCATGCACACTCGTCTGCCCTGAAATCCTTGTACAGCGCCTTCTTAAAGATGGGTCGCGTCCCCACGCTCTCAAAACATTCTCGAGCTTCTAGATAGGCTTTCTGCTTGGCCGGCGGGAACTTACACACGAACGTTTCAAAATCAACCGGCTCCACGGGCCCTGTAGCAGCCTTCACACAATTGGCCAACTCAGTCAGGAATTTCTCCACAGCCTCTAAGCCTTCAGCATTGGTTATCTGAGGCGTTGGCCGCCCTACGCGTCCATGCACAGAATGAACAAAATTCCCTCGAGTGTTCGCGAAACTGCACATCCCCAAAACCGAAGGCAGTATTTGCAATACGAAAGCCGAACTCGTTTTAGGGTATCTGTTCTTCTTGGGCGCTAGAGTCAAGTCGCAGAGCGGGTCCAACGGCGACGTCATTCCACGGAGATACATACGATCAAATGACGAATTGCGACCCATTGCTTCTGATCGGTAATAAGCAACGCCTTTTTGCAGCACAAAATATCCTGCAGCCGCCAACCCAGAAATCCCCAGATCCATCGAAGCCGTGTAGAAGTTGCCGTCGGTGACTCCACCCAGTCCGCCAACAGCAATGTTATAGCTCGCATGCATCACAACGGCGGGCCAGTATGGGAGCAAGGTCCACCCATTGTGCATCAACATCTTCATGATCAACTGAGTCTTAAAATCTCCACCCTCCAACATGCTGGTGCAAGCCTCCAATAACGCCATTCCTGATGCACTGTATGGCACTGCTCGCTTCAGATACTCCTCCCAAAGCGGTGCGCCGAAACTAATGTAATACCACAACCAGTCAAGACTATCTCCCTTCACCCTAATTTTGGTCTTGCCATTGAGGAGGAAATCTCCTACCGATACCAAATGCGTTCTAGCCCAAGCCCAACACTGCAAGGGGATGCGATTGTAAAGACAATGAACCACTTCAAAAGGCAGTTTCGTACCTGATGGGCATGCAAAGACTATGCCGTCCAAAACCGCCTTTCCAGTCCCCTGGGCTGACAAAGCCGCAGAATCGGCTGTTGAAGCGGCATCGGCAACGAGTGTGGCAGTGGCTGGAAGGTGTGACGTGGCAGCTGGCTGTCCAAACAAACGTTTGATCATAGCAAGAACTCCAGTGGCTCGTGGCACATCTTTGGTGTTGACATATGCCTCAAAATTGATGAATCTGGCGCTATAACCATCTGCCATGTCGTCATAGATGTCCCACTTATACGACTCAGCGACCACCTCAGGCTTAGCGACCTCCATCATTTTGCGCGCCGTCTGCACCAAATGTCGCGTCATATCAGCGCCTTTGTGGAGCACCAAATAACATCCACCCGCGGCCACTCCAACCATCAACGCCCTGCACGCCCAAACAGCTTTCCAAGGAGGGGTGCTGTTGTGTGTCATTGACCCATATGCCGGCTGTTCAGGAACCCGCATCAATACGTAATCCACTAAGGTAGGCATGCCTTTGCCAGCACGTGCTCGCGCCAGGGCAGCATCGCGATAGTTGCTCGAGACAGCCGACACCACCATAGCAGATGGCAACATTGCCTCACTCAAGGCGAGCACAATCATCCCTATGTCGCGACCATCGAATTTCGTGGCATTGCGCAAGATTGCCAGTGCGTTGTTGGTGGCGACCAACCTAGAATTGGTGGAAACGAACATGCGCTCACATTCAGCCCACACCTCAGTCCCCACAACACTGCGTCGGCCGTCAGCCATCAGAATCGTGCGGTTGGCGCCTCTGAAAATGTTCAACTGCAAACCGGAACAATACATGCCAATCCGGGGATCCTTGATTTGTTGATACGCCGTTGGTGGCGCCCGACGGTAGACGGACAACACCGCAAACTTGACCCCGTTCTGGTCAGAGATGTAAGCCCTCACGCAGCGCTGCAACATCGATGCTGTTGCATGAGGTCGACAACAAACATGTTGGATGCCGCTTGCGTCATCAATCACAAGATCCCAATCACCATCGCGCAAGTGCCAGGCGTAAGAGCCTCCGAAACCTGTACCCTCACCGTCACCACAACTGATCAGAGCCACGTAGTCGCTAATGCCGTCGTCACCAAAAAGTGACAAGCGGACTCTTTGCTGCCCTAGGAGGAGCGGTGTAAGGTCATTGACGTGCGTGACCGCTACTGGGTCCAAAGCGCCGAAATCGAAGTCCATGAATGGAGTGACATGAACTGAATCTGCGTAATTCGCCAACACCATGTTGATAGCAGCCGAACAGAGTGATCCCACGTCGTCTACTAAGCCGTAATTGGCCGCCCTGAGAATTGGCAACGGACCGGGATTGAGCTCAATGTTGCCAGCCGCCAAAAGCGTCTGGATGAGTGCCCTAGTCATGGGCCCCATGTAGTCGACCACGCGATCCGCTTGAACATCGGCTATATACATCATGCTCATATGCAGATCTGGATCCTCCACCCCTTTCCGATAGAAATCGCCTCTAACCATCCGAGTAGAATAAGCCGCCATGTACTCAGTAACGCCCGGAACTGCGCTTGGGTCTGGTCTGTTCGCTCTAACCCAACCCTCAGCCACGGTAGGATTCATCGCGCTCAGCCATTGCATCCTCCTGATTGAATCACGTTTCTGTTGGCTCGGTTTCTTTCCGTTGCCACCCTCTTTGGATGCAGCCTTCTGCTTCTTCTTAGCATCAGTGCCACCCTCGGTCTGGCGCATACGGAATTTAGGTCCAACATCCAGAGTGGATGCCTTGTCTCCAGCGCTATCCAGCATGGCATGCATGCAGTTCCACTCGGCAGCACTAGACGCCTCAAACTGCTTATGGAACCGAGTGAAACTTTTAGCTGCGGACGCGCCCACACGGATGGACGCTGAAGTCTCCTCTGAATCCTTCACGAGACGTGTTCCGTTGGCGACGACAGGTTCTTCTTCAATCTCCTCCTCAATCTCTTCCTCAATCTCTTCCACATACTCTCCAGCATCAGCCAACGCCTGAAATGAGTTGCGGACGGAAAGCCCAGCGAATGTAGCCAAATTAATCGGCTCGCCGTCCAGCACCGCTCCGTTGCCATTCAACGCATGCGCCAAACGATTGCGAAGCACATTGCTGATCGACCAATTGCGCTCTATCCAATCAAGGACTGCGGGCCCATCGGAATAGATCGCGACTATATGGACCCTATCTGCCGACTCCCACAAACTGATAACCCCATCCAGCTTGACGCTACG